CGCTTTAGGAAAAGGACAGAAGGCCAAAGCGGATTACTATGGTAAACAGGTTGATTCTATCGAAAAAAGATCAAGCGAAAAAATAATGGGGCAACGTGACTGGAAAGGGAAGCTTAGAGATAGTGAACCGTACACATCAGTAAGAGACTCTAAACGGGCATATGATAAGACCGCACAAGGAAAGCTGGATAAGGCTCGTTATGCAGTGCAGCGGACAAAGCAGAGAGTAAAGAATACTTTAGAGGCTAGAGGATCTAGTCAGATCCCGACGAAAAATTCTTCGCCCGACCAAAGCCCAACAAATAGACCGATTTTCAGAGAGAAAACAAAGCGTGCTGTTAAGGGTTCTATAAAAGTAGGCGAAAGACATCATAGATCAGATACAAGTCAGCAGGGTATAAAACAAGGTGAAAAACATGAGGGTCTTAGAACACACGTCCTTCCCAAGATGAAATCGGCAATGGCAACCGCTAAACCAATGCGTAAATTGACATCGAAGGAACTGTCAAAGATCAGATCCGAAGCTCGCATTAAGCAGCTTAAGAAAGATGGAGACTATACAGGCGAATACAAAAAGAAACGTAGGAAGTAAATCAAAATGGAGGTAATTACCAATGGGGTTTGGTGACAGACTGGCACATGCATGGAACGCCTTCATGGGTAGAGATCCCACGTTTAGGCATGAATTTGGAAGCTCAACCAGGCCGGACAGAAAACGTCTGCATTACGGTAACGAGCGATCCATTGTTTCGGCGATCTACAACAGAATCGCTATTGACGTGGCGTCTATTAAGATTGAGCATGCTAGGCTTGATGAAAACGGACGCTACAAAGAACCAATCCAGTCCGGATTGAACTCTTGTCTTAATCTTGCAGCAAACATTGATCAGACTGGTCGAGCGTTTATACAAGATGTGGCGATGTCAATGATGGACGAAGGGGTTGTTGCGATAGTTCCGGTTGAGAGCGATTACGATCCCAACACTAGGAGTTTCGACCCACTCGAATTAAGATGCGGAAAGATCGTCGAGTGGTTTCCTTCCGAGGTTAAAGTAGAACTGTACAATGAGGCAACCGGTAAGAAAGAAGAACTAATCCTCAAGAAAGAGTTCGTAGCAATTGTTGAGAATCCACTCTACGCTGTAATGAATCAGTATAATTCGACCTTACAGCGATTGATCAGGAAACTCAACTTGATCGACTCGATCGACGAGATGACAGCTTCTGGAAAACTGGATCTCATTATTCAGTTACCATACGTTACTAAGTCTCCTGCTCGTAGAGCATTAGCCGAGCAGAGACGAGCTGACATAGAGGATCAGTTAGCTAATTCTAAGTATGGTATTGCTTATATAGACGGTACAGAACACATCACGCAGCTTAATCGTGCTCTTGAGAACAAACTTCTCACACAGATCGAGTACTACACAAAGATGCTTTACAGTCAGCTTGGTATGACAGAAGCAGTATTCGATGGTACAGCAGATGAGTCAGTTATGCTGAATTACCACAATCGTACAATTGAGCCAATGGTGTCAGCCATTGTTGATGCTATGCGGTGGAAGTTCTTAACACAGACGGCTAGAACTCAAGGACAGAGCGTGGTCTTCTTCCGTGATGCCTTTAGGTTAGTACCCGTTAACCAGATGGCCGATATTGCTGATAAGTTTACTCGAAACGAGATTCTAAGCTCTAACGAGGTACGTCAGATTATAGGATTCAAACCGTCTAATCAGGAAGGTGCAGACGAACTGCGCAATAAGAACATTAATCAGAAAGTTGAAGACAAGAATGCTCCAGCTGAGGAGAATCCAGATGCTGAAGCTGTAAAGGATCTGCTTTCTAAAGGAAGTTAAGGAGGAAATCAAAATGGGGTTTAAATACGACTTTGCAGGATGGGCCTCCAAGAACAACATCAAATGCGCTGATGGACGCACCATTCGGCAGGACGCATTTAAAGAGTGTGACGGAAAGACTGTACCGCTCGTATTTATGCACAATCACAAAGATGTCGATAATGTTCTTGGTCATTGCCTGCTTGAGAATCGACCCGAAGGAATGTACGCGTATGGTTCCTTCAATGACTCTGAAATGGGTCAGGTGGCTAAGAATGCTGTTGCTCATGGTGATATTACAGCCCTCAGTATCTACGCTAATCAGCTGAAAGAGAAGAACGGTAACGTGTTCCACGGCCGTATCCGTGAGGTTTCTCTTGTTCTCGCCGGCGCCAATGATGGTGCTATTATTGAGTATCCGGTTATCGAGCATTCTGACGGAAGCTGGGAAACTGACTTCGATGCAGACGAAGCTGTTATCTCAATGTCCGCTATGGATGATGATCTCGATATTACTGGTGGCGAGATTAGTTATGGCGACGAGGAAGAGGCTGAAACCGAAGAACTCGAACACGCTGATAAAGAGGAGAAAAAAGAAGTGGCTGATAAGAAACAGCGGGATCTTGAAGATATTATTGGATCCCTTTCAGAAGAAGATCAGAAGGTTGTTTATGCAGCCTTCAACTATGCAGTAGAACATGCTGGTGAGCTTAAGCAGGCCGCTAGCGGAAACGACGACAATGAAGATGATGAAGACGGCGGAGAAGCCGAACACTTCGATATGGAGGAAGATGATATGAAATACAACGTTTTTGAAGGTGGCACAGAACGCAATAGCGAGCTTTCTCACGCCGATTTTATGGACCTTCAGGCTGGCACTTTCCAGGATGCAAAGGCTTTCGGATCTCTTAAGGAGGCCTTCCTTGCACATGCAGCTGAATATGGTATTGAATCTATTGATTACCTGTTCCCGGATGCAAAGAACATCAACGGCACTACCCCGGAATTCCTGAACTATGATCAGGAGTGGGTAAATGTTGTTATGAATGGGATTCACCACACACCGTTCAGCCGGATCAAATCCACATATGCTGATATTACCGAGGACGAGGCCCGCGCTAAGGGTTACATGAAGGGTAACCGGAAGACTGAAGAGGTGTTCGGTATGCTTCGTAGAACAACGACACCGTGCACCATCTACAAGAAACAGAAGATGGATCGTGATGACATTCTCGACATCACAGATTTCGATGTTGTTGCATGGCTTAAGACAGAGATGAGAATGAAGCTGAACGAGGAAATCGCACGCGCGATCCTGTTCTCTGACGGCCGTTCTACTCTCAGCCAGGATAAGATCTCTGAGGAGCACATCAGACCGATCATCAAGGAAGATGACCTGTTCTGCATTAAGTACAATGTTGCCGCTGGTTCCGACGCAGACGCAACTGCTAAGAACGTGATTCGTGCAGCTATCAAGGCTCGTAAAGGCTACAGAGGAACAGGCAACCCGATCATGTTCATGGGCGAGGATCTGCTCTCCGACATGCTGCTTCTTGAGGATAAAGATGGCCACGATCTGTATGAATCTCAGCAGAAACTTGAGACAAAGATGCGTGTTTCCAGAATCGTTACTGTTCCGGATGAGGTTCTTCCGACAGACATGTATGGCCTGATCGTAAATCTTGCTGACTACACTGTAGGCGCAGATAAGGGTGGCTCCATCAACATGTTCGAAGATTTCGATATTGACTACAACCAGGAGAAATACTTGATGGAGACGAGATGCTCTGGCTGCCTTACAAGGCCGTACTCTGCAATCGTTCTTCGTAAGCAGGCCTGATCAAATCAAAATGGGGTAATTTAGTATGGCAAGGTGGTACGGCGCAGTAGGATTTGCGCAAACAGTTGAAACTGCTCCTGGTGTCTGGCAAACAGAGATCGAGGAGCATGAGTACAGCGGCGATCAGATCAATCTAAGAGGTCAATACCAGAATGCTAATCAGGTAAATGATGATATTCAGGTTAATTGTAACATAGAAATTGTAGCCGACCCCTTTGCCTACCGGAACTTCATGCATATAAGGTATGTTGAATGGAAAGGCTTTAAGTGGAAGGTTATAACTGCCGATCCTTCGAACTATCCTCGAATAGCTTTAACGATCGGAGGACTTTATGCGGACGAGAACTGAATTTCATGCAAAGCTGGTTGAAGCACTGGGTTCTGAGTACGTATATTTTCAACCGCCAGAGAACTTAAAGCTATACACCGGTAATAAGATCATTTATTCCAGAGAAGAATTGAATGATCAGGATGCCGATAATACACAGTACATAAGACATACAAAATATTCGGTAACTCTTGTTTCTAAGGATCCGGATTGGGGCTTGGTTCAGGAGTTTCCGCTTTTATTTGATCATTGTCGGCATGACAGACATTACGTGTCAGACAATCTGAATCATGATGTTTACATAATATACTATTAATGGAGGTATATAACAATGGCTGATACTTTTAAACTTACTTGGGACGATACAGGTAAGAAATTATTTGAAACAGGTATCGATCGTGGCGTTCTCTTTCCATACATTGAGCCGGCCACAACTGGTGATACACCGTATTCAAAAGGTGTTGCTTGGAACGGTCTCACATCAGTTTCTGAGTCCCCCTCAGGTGCGGATTCTAATAAACAGTACGCGGACAATGGTGTATACGCCAACCTTCGAGGCGCAGAAGAGTTCGGGGGCACAATCGAAGCCTTTACATATCCGGATGAGTGGATGGAATGTGACGGCTCGGCAGTCGTTACCGAAGGTATCGTAGCCGGACAGCAGAACAGAAAGTCGTTTGGTCTTTCTTACAGAACTCTTATCGGTAACGATACAA